ATAATCTTCATTATATGAAAAGTCATCACCTAGTTTACCTAGTAGTAACATTTCAAATTCAGTAAGAGGGTCAGTGAATGTTATAGTATATTCAGAAGTAACCAAGAACTGCTCCAATGAAGGGTACAAAGACTCCAATTATACGACCGATAATCCAACCAACTTGGGTATCAGCATTCATAGCCAGAATAGCTACAAAGTTTGCTATCCATCCGTAGATAGACGCAACTACAATAACTAATCCAACTAAACCAGCAATAAAGTTATTCATTTACCTTGCCCTCGATAGCGTTTAAATGATCGACGTTGTGTCTTGGTCATTGTTGATGTTTTAGGTCGTGAACCACCTTGTGAAGTTCGTTTAACAATGCCTTTAACTGTTTCTTTTCCAATTTTTTTAGCCATTGATTGCTAGACCTCTCATTTTAGTATCTACTTGCTCTGAAGACAAATATTCTGTTCCAATAAAATATTGAGTATTTGTAAATGATAAAAAAGGGATATGCTTATTGTTCATAAACATATCTTTTATTTCATTACAATAACCAAACATCTTTTTATCGTTAAGTGGACTAGAAGAGTCTGTATATAAAAATTGTGCTTTAACTAAATAATCAATTTTAAAATTTTCTTCTACAATATGTGCGTCATATTCACCCATCCATCGTTTTGCAATTATGCTATAAGAACGATTTAATAAAAATTCTTTACCCTTAATATCAGTAAAAATAGCATAGGGTAGAGTAGTTCTACTTAACTTAAATTTATCTAATTTCATATATTCCTTTAATTGGTCCCTCTTGTAGGAATCGAACCTACATTAATAACTTAGAAGGTTACTGTTCTATCCATTGAACTAAAGAGAGTGTGGTGGGATAAGTAGGAATTGAACCTACACTCAATCGATTATGAGTCGACTGCTTTACCATTAAGCTATTATCCCTGATAAAATAGGAGACCTAAGTCCCCTAGTTGTTAATTAATAAGGACTATCTTCAAAGTCATCACTACCATTTGCGTCTGCTACCCTTACAATTTCTGTTTCAGTAAGTTCAAAGTCATCACCAGAAGATCTAGGAATATACTCTTTCAACTTAGTAATCTGTACAGCCATTAGCATAGATGCAATCTTATTTTCTGGAGGATACTCATACTGGAAAATTTTCACATTAGCAATAGAACCATTACCAATACTAGCAGGATCAATTGCAGTTAAAGAACCATCAACTACAGTTACTGGTTGGTTGTCAGCACCATCTTTCTTTTTAGACTTTTTACGAAGAGTTACAGAATAAAATACTCCATCATCATCTTCTACTGTTTTAGGCTTTAAGTTGAGTGCTACCCATTCTGCTTTAACTTTCTTGTCTCGAGTGCGAATCTGAACATCCCATGTAGGTTGTTCTTTGTTAAATTTAGAATTAGGTCTCTTGGGGTCTAATTGTGCCCAGAATAACTCAACATTTTTTAAAATAGCCATAGGTTTTAGTTTCCTTAATTATAATTTCATTTTTAATATTTAGTATACAATTGATTTTTGCATACTTTAGTGCTTTAGCGTACCCTGGTAAACTTAACAAAAAGCATAATCAGAATACACAATTTGTCCTACATCAAGATTACCCCTCTCAGGAATAAGGTCTTTACAATTAAGTTCAGACAATAATTTCTCCAGTGGTTTACTTTTGTAGAACTCTACAAACTGTTCTCTAACTCTATAAAATAAGTCATCCATATTTCCTGGTAGTGTACCAAAGGAATCATGAACAACAGTCATCTGATATGGTGCAGATACAACAGTCATTGTTAGGTGAGCAGCATCAAAGCTATGCACAATATTTGGTGCAGCACCTGTTTTCTGGGAATCTTTATCAATCGTAGTCTCTTCCCATGTTTGAAGTTGAACCTTAAGTTCTTCTTCACCATACTTTAACTTAGTACGGATTATCGTTGGTTTCCTATAAGCTTGAACTACAGGGAAATTAGTTACTGGGGTAGTCCATTGTAAGAATACATTGTTGTCATTAGATCTTTGTGCAAGCTCTTGGAACATACGAAGCATCCTAGCAGGTCCTTTTAGTTTCTCATAACAAGTTTCAAATACTAGGTCACCTAACATGGCACCCCATAAATGCTCTTTGTCTCTGAGATACTCTGACATATCTCTAGTATCATCAATAATCTGTTGACCCATACCATATGCAGTACCACCATAACCAAGAGTCATAACATTTCTTTTTACTACTTTACGTTGATCTTTAGGATTATCAATGTTTAGCCAGTAAATAGAAAATAATTTTTCTCTTATACTTCTATTTTGGTTTCTCCATTCTTGTGCAGCGGCATAAGCTAATGCCTTCTCTTCACTTTTATCTGGAGCATCAAAATATGCTTTTTGTAATTCTTTAGCTTTGGCATAGACTGAATCAAATTGTTCAATTTCTTTAGTTGTAAGATTTTCACTAAGGGTTCTAAGTTTCTGCCATGCATAATTTGCAATATACATGTAGACATCACCAGGAGTTTCTTGTGGAACTAAATTAACAAGATGAGCAATCTCTTCGTCTTGTGACATAGCAACTAGGTGTTGTACGCCATTGTTAGAACCATCAATATAAATTGGTAATGCACAAACATAGTCTTCTAGTTTATTACCTTCAACTAGCCAGTCTTTGATTTTCTTAAGTTCAAAACAAGCAGCTAAAAAAGAGAATGGAGCATCTGTCTCAATCCATCCTTGATTAACTGTGGGCTTCTCTGCATAAGAAAGAAAGAGTGTTAGATTTTCATCTACGAATTCAGCTCTTTGTTTTAGTGTTACTTTATCATTTCCAAATGAGTTAGATGTATGTATCTTTAACCAGTATAACCCATTAGCACCTAATGGTTTTGCATTATCTAGTAGTAATAAACCTTTTGCATTATCACTTGATTGCTCATGTAAGAATGCTGTGTTTACATATACACGACCTCTAAAGTCAAAATTGTAGATATGATAAAATGCATTATCAAGGTGATTTAAGGCTAATCTTTCAATACACTGAGCCTCAATTAGCAGAGATTGTTTCTTCTCTGTATCAATCTCACTGTGTAGTTTAAATGGACTATTATTACAAGGATTTTGTAAAAAATATCTATATACTGAAAATACATCTTTATTAATTCTCCAACCAATTGATTGAAGTTTATTAAGTGTATCAAACAGAATTTGTTTATCATCACCTTTAAATTTAGAGAGTGAGCTTGAATGTCCCTTCTTTATAATAGGAACACCATTAGCATTATGTGCAGAAGACCATGGGGAGGGTTGTTCTTTTAAAGGAAAAATATCCGTCTTTGTTTGATCGATTAGATCCCAAAGTTGTTCAATTGCTTTCCAATTTTTAACTTGTAAGAAATATGCTTTATATTTACTTTTCTTTCCATTCTTATATGTATACTTTAATCTGAAAATTAAAATACCACATTCAATGTAAGCAATACAAATAAACCAACCTACTTGTGCATCAGAAACAGTATCATTAGGTAAATTTAACAATTGTCTAACCCTACGCCCAATTGTTGCAACAATATCTACGAGAGTAGTTTGTCTTTCTAAACCTCTTAAGATATGTGGATATGAGACGTCAATCAGTGTTTTAGCAGGTACTTCTTTTAAGTAATGTGTATAAATATTACGATCAGCTCGTAATGTAGCTTGTCGTTTATTTAAATCTGTGATTAGATTTTCAAGTATAATATTTACCATTTATTACTTTCCTACTTCTATTTCTGCCGCCTCCATATTATCTACAATCTTCCGTACATAAAATACCATTAACGCAAATAAGCATGCTTTCCAGAATGTCATATTTTCCCTTATTATTATTATTATTTTGATAAGAAAAGCCAGCTAGATTAGACTCCCGCTGGCAGGGAGTTAAAAGTTTAGTATTATTTTTTCTCGCTACTCCTGTTAATGAAATAAAATAAAAACCACCTAATAAAGAGAGCTAGTAAGATTGAAGCACCAACTGCATCTTGTATACTTACTTTATAACCCTCAACCACCATTATACAAATAAAATACATTACTACTTCAGCTAAAAATATCTGGAAGTAATTATATTTTTTATTCTTCTTAGGTTTACTTTCTAATTGTGTTGACATGACCAATCTTTTTAAATCGTTGATTCAAATTTGCTAAAGGATTAGCTTTCCATAAATCGAGTTCTTGACCAACTGCATTGAAGAAATCTAGTGAATGTGGTTCATGACGAGCACGAATGTAATTATAGATTTCTTTTCC